ATGGAAAGCCACAAAAACCCTAACTTACTGCATCCTACTTTGGTGGCTTAACGCCCATATAGGGTGGGTGACAGTCCCGTGAAGGAGTGTAAATTTTGTTTACCTGCCACCCATGCCCCATTATATTCCGTTTTTAATTTGGTAAACCCTTAGTAAATGCTCAAAGCACTCCCACCCACTTTGTAGCTTTTCTTGCGATATTTCTATTAACTTGACCTGATTGGTCTTGCCATTAACGAACACAATGGCACTTCTAGCTGTAGGCATACCCAAACCCTCACGGTAAGCTGCCAGTTGCATCTCATGTTCAAAGTAAACATCAACTTTATCTAGATCAGTTTCTTTGGTCTTAAAGTCCACCACAAAGCCACTAGAAGCCATTAGGTCGCATTTACCGCCAAACCCTAGCGGATGCCCAAAAGACTTCTCTGCAAGCCACAGTTGGCTTCCAAACGCCTCGTTTAAGGCTTTATCAATGTTATCCAAGTAAGCTGGCTTTTCAGGCATATACACCTGTTCAAAGTAGCTTTCAATAATGGCATGAATAGCAGTTCCTCGTTCTGCTGCCTCACGACCAGTAGCCTTAGAATCTTGCATCACACGGGCTAACCATTCCTGTTCAGGCTCACCGTCTTGTCTTGGTAAGGTTAAAGCTGCTAAAAGGACTTGTTGTTGTTTCCATGTATCAAGTCCTGCTTTCGATAACATTCCATTGATTGTTGTAACGCTTGGCAGAAGTCCAAGTTTTCTTGCATCCCTGAGCGTGGTCGGTCTTTCGCCAGTTTTACCAATGGTTGTATAGGCTGGACTGCCGTCTTTGGTGTACCAATGGCCATTTTCTTGTACCTTTTCTTTAATTATCATTTCTCACTCGCTTTTTTTAGTATTGCTCTAGCAAAATCAAACCATTTATCTTGTTCACCATATTTACTAAATAGTTCGCCTATTTCTTCATCACTTAACTCTCTTGGTGCGGTATAAAGTGGAGTATCCCAACCATCTTCTTTTGTTTCTAAAACTGCATCTAGCCAATTTATTCTTCGCTTTTCGTTCCACCATCCAACAGGTTTCATTTTTCGCTCCAATCGCTATAAAAGTATCTGTAAACAGGTAACAACCCAAACAACCAAGTGCCTACTTTTTCTCGTTTGATGGCTCGGTATTCAATAATTGGCTCAAACTTATCAACAACATATTGCACCCTCATAAACTCATCATTTTCAATTCTAGGCATTGGCTTCATTTGATTTCCATTCTGCAAGTAAATTGTGATTTAGCTATCTTTAATACATCTTCAAAGCTTAATTGAGCGTTTCTACCGCTTTTGTAGCCATGACCATACATAAGCACTAACCCAGTAAGAAATAACACTACCCAAGCGGTTATGATGGCTACCTTAGTCATTTTGAGTTATCCATAAAGCAAACAAAATAGACAAGACAGCAAAAATTAGAATTGCAATACCACTTAATAAAGTAAATAAAATAGTCATCATTTTTTTAGGTGGGGTACTTGTGTCGGTAGCACTTTCCCCCTTTTTAATTAAAACGGAATATCGTCAGGCAAATCGTTGGTTACAGGCTTGCTGTAGGCAGATTCCGCTTCTTTAGCCTTGTTGCCACGCCACTCAGATGATTCTGCAATCTTCTCTTTGTAATATTTAGGCAAGGCATCGTACTTAGATTGGTCAAATTCATTTAACCAAAAGTGCAATGTAGGATTAACGCCTTCAGGTTGAACATTACGCAATGCACTAGGAACTGGGCTAATGCCGCTAATGTTAGCGTACTTGCCATCTTCGCTATGCGTGATGTTGACCATGCAGAACTTACCCAATAAACCTTTAAGGTCAAAGTTCTTACGATCTTCAGGTGTCATCTTTTTGTTAGACCATGCTTCTAGGTCTTGTCTTAATCGTGCTTGGTCACCTAAACTAACGGTATATCGCTTGGACACGATTAGGGGCTTTCCATCGTCTGTTTTTAATGGTTGACCTGCATCATCGTCACCGTGCAACTCCCAAGTAAACACAACTTTGTGCATTATTTTGGTTTCGCCAGCCCATTCTGTAGCTTGATGGCCAAGGTCAATAATGCTATATAGGCGTGCCATATGTAAGCCAGCAGGTGCAATTTTAAATTCTTTACTGTTGTCTGAAATAATCATTTTTTTGCTCCAAAAATAGTTGAAAAGTCATCAAAGACTGCTTTTAGTACAGGGTTAGGTTTAACTGGTGACGGTAATCCACAGGCGTAGCGTAGATCGCCAATTTCTTCCATAGTTATTGTGACCCCATCTTCTAGGTCTTTAAAGATGCGTTCCAAGTGTTCTTGGAAGCTGTTGAAGTCTTGCTGTTGCGTTTCTATTTCACTCATAAGAGCATCCTTTTCTGTTATCACGACTTATTGCCGTAAAAGAATATTAAGCCACCTTAAGCACTATGTCAACAATTATTTGCAATTATTTTATAAATAAGTTAAGATAGCTTACATGAACGCAACTGCAATAATTAAACTTTTAGGTGGACCAACTCGTATATCCAAGATGGTTGGGGTATCTGTGCCAGCAGTATCTATGTGGCAAAACGGTGATATTCCTATGGATAAGATGGTGATTTTGGCAGCTACTCTTGAGAAGGAGAGCCACGGTTTAATTACTAGAAAAGCATTGTTTCCGAATAACTATAAAATTATTTGGCCTGAGTTAGAATAGTACGGGTATGGCTAGCAGAGGATTCTGCGAAAAGCTGATTAGTCACCAGTCTGCCTACCATTTTTAATGACTACCTTTTGACCGAGGATACAATATGTTGGAATTTCCACCGCAAGACGGCATAGAAGTCTATGCTGGTTTTTTAGGCAAAATCTGTTTTAAATCTAATGGCGATTTATCTTTTGATCAAGAAGAAAAAATAGTTTGTTTGACTATTGGCCAATTTAGAAGTGTTGTAAAAAATGCGAATCAGTTAATAGCTCAAGCAGAAGCAAACATGGCTGAAGTAGCCTTGAGAAAGGCTGAAAATGAAGCTAATTCCTAAAAACTGGGACAATTTTCAGCACTATAAACATCGATCCCCACCTTGGATAAAACTCCACAAAAACTTGCTTGATGACATGGCATTTCAACGCTTGCCTATTGCTAGCAAGGCGATAGCACCAATGCTTTGGTTGCTAGCAAGTGAATCGCATGATGGAGTTATCCACAAGTCACCTGAAGAAATAGCGTTTAGGCTAAGAATGACCGAAAAAGAGGTCATATCATCTATTAAACCTTTGATTGACAACGGATTTTTTATTGAAGATAGCAATGTGCTAGCAAAACGCTTGCAAGATGCTACTACAGAGAAGAGACAGAGTAGAGTAGAGACAGAGAAAGAGACAGAGACAGAGACACCTGACGGTGTTACTGAGTCTGTTTTTAAAGACTACCTAGAAGTTCGCAAAACCAAAAAAGCTAAGTGGTCAGATACTGCTCTTAAAGGCTTGGTCAAAGAAGCTGAAAAAGCTGGGTTGTCACTACAAGAGGCAATGGAACTTTGCTGTGCTAGAGGTTGGGTTGGTTTTAAAGCTGAATGGGTTAAAGACCAATACCCTAAAAAGCAAGAAACTGGCACTTCTGCCTTGGCTGAGTTGTTTATGAAAGCAAGGGGGCATGATGTCAAACAGATTACCTGATAGCTGGATTCTTAAAATCTTTGACACCATGCAAGCCAACTACGGTTCTAGATGGACTAATCTTTGGAAGATGGGCAAGAATTTGCCTAACGGGATTGACTATGGCATGGCTAACGCTATGGATACATGGGCTATCAAACTTGCTTCATACAAAGACAAGCCTGAAGCCTTGCGTAAAGTAATGGATAACTTGCCACTTGATCCACCAAGCTTGCCACAGTTCATGGATTTGCTAAAGAATTGCTATGTCCCTACTGACAACTTGCAACTTGACAATCAATTGACTGAAGAACAAAAAGCTAAAAACAAGGCAAGGATTCAAGAAATCCTTAAAACAATATGCAAAAAGGTATAGGAGAAATGAATGAGTTGGCTCTTTTCGCAGGTGCTGGTGGCGGAATACTTGGGGGAAAACTGCTTGGATGGAGAACAGTCTGTGCAGTCGAATGGGAAAAATACCCAGCTTGCGTACTTGCCGCAAGACAAAATGACGGAGTTCTCCCGCCTTTCCCGATTTGGGATGATGTTCAAACCTTTGACGGAAACCCTTGGAGAGGAATTGTTGATGTCGTATCTGGCGGATTTCCGTGCCAAGACATCTCAATTGCAGGAAATGGAGATGGACTTGACGGAGAAAGATCAGGAATGTGGTCGCAGATGGCAAGGATTATTAGCGAAGTACGACCCAAATACACATTCATTGAGAACAGTCCAATGCTCACTTCTAGAGGACTTGAACGAGTGCTTGCAGACTTGGCCGGCATGGGGTTCAATGCGGAATGGGGAGTGTTGGGAGCAAACGAAGTCGGAGCAAACCATCAAAGAAATAGAATCTGGATTGTTGGAAAAAATGCCAACCCCGAATTCTTGGGATGCCAAAAGAGGCCCAATGAGCAAAGAATTGATGGAAACTGGCAAACATCAAGTGAGTTTGGTGACCTATGTCAAACACAATCCAAAGAAGTGGCCAACACCAACCTGTGCGGACACTTACACGGACAACATGAAGTCAACACAACAGAAGGAAGGTTCAATGCACTCGGTGAGTTTAGGTCAAGCAGTTCAAATGTGGCCTACACCAACAGCACACAACTCCAAGGAAACAAACGCTCCAACGGAATACACAAGAGTGACCCCATCATTGACTGCAACAATACACATGAGAACATGGAGAACTCCAAAATCTCAGGACTCTCGTCATGCTTTGAAGGACAGGGGGAAAGGCAACCTTGGAGAGCAAGTATCGGGTCTGCACAATGGTGGCAGGTTGAACCCCCTTTGGACAGAGTGGCTAATGGGATGGCCGATAGGGTGGACAGACTTAAAGCCATTGGAAACGGACAAGTACCTCTATGTGCCGCAACCGCTTGGAACATCCTAAATGAACGACTTGCTAACAGGAAATACGGATGAAGAATACAGACATCAATGCGAAGTTAGATACTGGATCAAACTTAGAAAAGAAGAAGGTTTGCAAGAGTTTCGCAGACTTATCTCAACTTATGAACTTGGTAGTAGACGCCCATCAGTCATGCGAGATATACAAGACCAGTACATCAAAGGTAACCGAGGCGAAAAAGGAGATTGGCGATGAATGAATATGACCCACACGAAGCAATAAACTTTATATACACACACGCCCCTAATTACGCTAAAGCTAAAGGTCAACTAGCCCAGCTAGAAACCTACAAATCTAGCGTTAAAGCCATTATGATGAAGAAATCAAGTGAGCAAAGCCTTGGTGGTCAAGAGCGTGAAGCTTACGCAAGCCAAGACTATCAAGATTTGTGCGTTGCAATAGGTAAAGCAACAGAAGATGCAGAAAAACTTAAATGGCAACTAGAAGCAGCTAAGATGCGTTTTCAGGCTTGGCAGACGGAAAGTGCTAATAACAGACAAATAGAAAGGCTTACATTATGATTACCCTAACCCAAGAATTCCTTATTCTAAAGACATTGATTCGTGATTACGATGATGCTCTTAAAAACAATAACGCTATGCTAATGATGGAGATTGCGGTAGATATTGCTGAATCTGCTGAAAAGCTAGAGCAAGCAAGCGTGGATCATGCCAACAAAAGCTGAAAAAGCCCACTTTGACAAAGTTGCAAGACTCGGATGTATCCTTTGTTATCACTTGGGCCATCGAGGGACAGAGTGCGAAATCCACCACATTAGACGATTTGGCGGTAAAAGAGCTAATGCACCAGTTATCGGACTTTGCCCAGAACACCACCGAGGAAATACAGGTGTACATGGTCTTGGAGCAAAAGGGTTTGAAAAACATCATCAAATTGGACAAGAAGATTTGCTTGAAATGACCGAAAGATTACTTAATGACTAGAATAGTTTGTTGGTTCAGTTGCGGTGCTGCTAGTGCTATTGCCACTAAGTTAGCCATTGCTGAAAACAATGGAAAGCATGAATTAATTATTGCTTACACAGAAGTCAAAGAAGAACATCCTGATAACAAAAGGTTTTTGGCTGAATGTGAAGAATGGTTTGGGCAAAAGATTGAAATTATTGGTAATGACTTTTACGACAGATCAATTTATAGAGTATTTGAAAAAAATTACATTCGCACCCCCAAAGGAGCACCTTGCACTAGAGCCTTAAAAAAGCAAATTCGTCAGCGTTTTGAAAAGCCTACTGACAGACAAGTTTTTGGCTACACCGCAGAAGAACAGGCACGATTAAACAGATTTATTGATGCTAACGCTGATGTAAATATTTGGACACCTTTGATAGATAAGGGTTTGGGCAAAGAAGATTGTTTAGCTATGCTTAAAAACGCCAATATTGAGTTGCCAGCTATGTATAAACTTGGTTATCACAACAATAACTGTATTGGCTGTGTAAAAGGTGGGATGGGCTACTGGAATAAGATAAAAGTAGATTTTCCTGATCATTTTGACCGTATGGCAAAGCTAGAACGATTTAAGAACCAAACTATTTTTAAAGACCGTTTTCTTGATGAATTAAAGCCTACAGACGGTAATTACCCACAAGAACCAAACATTGAGTGTAGTATTTTTTGCCACATTGCTGAACAGGATATAAATGCTACTGCTTAATTTACCCCTACCCCCATCTGTAAACCACTATTGGGGGGTGCATGGCCATCGCAGATATGTTTCAAAAGCTGGCAAAGAGTTTAAACTTGCGGTGCAAGACTATGTAATTGAGAATTGTGTACCTAAACTGGGTGAAAAACGCCTAGAAATGCAAGTTACACTATATCCCAAGGATAGACGCAAGCAAGACATAGATAACCGTATCAAAGCCCTTTGGGATGCTTTAGCGGATGCTGGCGTATTTGATAACGATGAACAGATTGATGTTTTAATGGTACAAAGGGGCGAAATCCGCAAAGGCGGTGGATGCTTGGTAATGATAGATGAGATTGATGCGACACGATAATAGAGAATCAGGCGATAGAACATTGCAGGAATGTACCAACTGTAGACAAAGAAAACCCAAAGAATTTGGTCGTTATGTGCCATATAACGAAGGTTTAAATCAAAAATGGGTATGTGGTGGTTGCTACGAGAAAAGAAACAGGCGATAATGTAACTACGAAGTGATATTAGGGGAAATCCATTGAAAGTACCCACTTTTTTGGAGATGCCATGAAAGAGTGTGCCTTATTTACCCTAACGCTGTTGCATAGTGCGACCAACGCACACTTGATGCACTTCAAAACCAAGTCATTTTCACAGCACATGGCTTTGGGAACTTATTACGATGAAATTGTAGACTTAGTAGACAGCTTAGTAGAAAGCTATCAAGGTCTGTATGGCATAGTCCAAGACTATCCTAATGTGTATCACTCACCAAAAGACCCAATCAAATACTTTGAATCTTTGCAAAAATTTGTAAAAGATGCTCGCCAAGATTTGCCACAAGACTCAGAATTGCAGAACATCATTGACGAAATCGCTGATTTAATCAATTCAACTACCTATAAACTTAAATTCTTGGGGTAATCATGCCATTAGATAAATCAGGATCTAAAGAGTCAGTCGGTAAGAATATTAAAGCCGAGATGAAAGCTAGTAAGCCTAAGAAGCAAGCCGTGGCGATTGCACTTAATGTTGAGCGTGATAACGCCAAAGGTGCTCGCAAAGCTACTTTAGAAGAAGCTTATGGTCGTTTTCTTGGTGAGCGTGAAGAAGAAAAATGAGCCGTAAAGATGACATCCGTGCAGCAGTAGAAAAGCACGATAAGCCAATTGCCAAGACTACTAAAGGCAAAGGCCGTCATTACTTGTCAGCCGAAGAAGGTGCTGGCATGACTGAAGCAGGTAGAAAAGCGTACAACGCAAAGAATAACGCAAACTTACAAGCCCCCCAATCTAGTGGCCCACGCCATGATAGTTTCTGTGCAAGATCAGCAGGATGGACAGGGGAACGAGGTAAAGCAGCTAGAGCAAGGTGGAAGTGCTAATGAAAAACGGACTATATGCCAATATTCACGCCAAGCGTGAACGAATCAAAGCTGGATCAGGCGAAAAGATGGCTAAAAAAGGTGCTGAAGGCAGACCATCCGCCCAAGACTTTAAAGACGCTGCCAAGACTGCAAAGCCTACACGCAGAGAGATGATTGAATCTAAGATGAAGGATATGTAATGACACCTATGAGCCGTAAGTATAAGAAAGAAGATGCCATGCTCCGCAAGGAACACGAATCTACATTAGAGAAACAACAACGCCTACGATTAGAGCGTAGAGCCGCTATTGCTAACAAACTTAAAGACTTGGATAAAGAAGTTAAGTAATGGACTTTAGTCGCTTTACTGATTCTAATGCCTACAAACAGGCTTTAGCTGGCTTACTCCGCAGAGGTGGAGAGGTCACGGACTTTATAGCAACTGCCCCTGAAAAGGCAGGTCAAGCCATTTTAGAAGGTCATGAAAAGAACAAAGCATTACAAGCACAGGCTTTTGCCAACCCCAATCGCCCATTCCAAGTAACAAACCAACAAGCTATGGGTGAACTAGGTGACAGGATGCTTGAAGGGCCAATGGCTTTAGCACCTATAGGTATGACTAGGGCAGAATTGATTAAAGACGGTTTAAATCAAGCCACCGCTTATAAACAATTACAAGAAGCCAACAAATCAACTTATCCCAAAATACCAGTAGCTAATGTATTTAAAAACCCACAGGGTAAGTTGCCTGAGGGCAAAATCAAATCTTTTGACGATATTATTGAAAAGCAATTGGATTTGCCAATCAAAGAAATTGATATTAATGCAATTGTGCCAACGCAAAAAAACATTAACTTTGATAATTTAAAAAGCGTTAAAAATGTAAAGGATGCCAAAGATTCAATATTGGCTGTTATGCACGAAGGTAAATACTATTTAATTGATGGTCACCATAGAGTTGCTAACGACATTCTTAAAAACAAAGACAAGATAGCTGTCAAAGTTTTTGAGTAAGGTGCAAAAACATTGTAAATAGCCTATACTTAACTTATCTTAATCAACCACTTGGTAAAGGTATGGACACTAAACTAGAGAAAACTGCTGTTAAGCGTAAACCACCTAGAGCAGGTATGGGTAGACCAGCAGGTGTGCCTAATAAGGCTACAGCCAACGCTAGAGAAGCGATTGCCAAGTTTGTAGAGGGTAACTCACACAAGATGGAAGAATGGCTTGTACAGGTCGCAGAAGGCGTTAAAAACGATAGCGATAAATACATTGTTTTACCTAACCCTGAGAAGGCTTTTGGTATGCTCCAAAGCGTTATGGAGTATCACTTACCTAAATTAGCTAGGACTGAACATACTGGGGATGAAGATCAGCCAGTTAAAGTCATTCACGAACATAAGTTCCTAGATTGAAAGAGTTAGTCAAAAGGTACGAATACCCATACAAAGCCCGTGATGCGTTCTTAGACTTTCACAGGCGAGATGAGCGTTGGGCTGTATTAGTTTGCCACCGTAGAGCAGGTAAGACAGTAGCCACGATCTGCGACACTATCCGTAGGGCTATTACCGAGAAGAAGCCTGATGGCCGTTATGCTTATATTGCCCCTTATTACGCACAGGCTAAGAACATTGCTTGGGATTACTTACTTAAGTTTGCAGAGCCAGCCATTGTCAAGGCTAATCAGTCTGAGTTATGGGTAGAACTGGTCAATGGATCAAAGATAAGACTGTTTGGTGCTGACAACCCTGATGCACTCCGAGGTTTATACCTTGATGGCGTAGTTCTTGACGAATATGCAGACATGAAACCTCGTATGTGGGGTGAAATTGTGCGACCATTACTTGCTGATAGACAGGGTTGGGCTACATTCATTGGTACACCTAAGGGCCATAATGCCTTCTATGACATCTATAACGAAGCCCAAAAGAACCCTAATTGGTATGTCAAGACACTAAGAGCCGACCAATCAGGGCTATTGCCTGAGTCAGAGCTACTAGATGCTCAGAAGTCTATGTCTGATAACCAGTACGAACAAGAGTTTCTATGTAGCTTTGAAGCTGCCATCCTTGGTGCTTATTATGGCCAAGAGATGCGTAGAATCACAGACTTAGAGCGTATTACCACGATTGACTATGACCCTATGTTCCCTTGCCATACAGCTTGGGATTTGGGTTTCAATGACAGCACAAGTATTTGGTGGTATCAGGTGGTTTACGGTGAGATACGGGTACTAGACCATCACTCATCTAGCGGTCAACCAATATCGTATTACACAGGTTTACTAGCTCAAAAAGAAGATGAGTTTGGATACAATTATGGCTATCATTATCTCCCTCACGATGCTAGAGCTAAAACATTGGCAAGTGGTGGTAAGAGCATAATTGAGCAAATTTCTGCAAAAATTGACATAAAACATCTAAAAATTGTCCCAAATCTGTCAATTCAGGATGGTATTCAAGCAACACGACTTGCATTAACTCGCACTTGGTTTGATAATAGATGCGAAGAAGGCATTGAATGTTTACGACAATATCAGCGAGAGTGGGATGATGATAAGAAAGTATTTAGAGATCGCCCAAAACATGACTGGACGTCCCACTCCAGTGATGCCTTTAGGTATCTCAGTTTAGTGTGGAAAGATGAAGATAGCCCTATCCTTAAAGATTCAAGAATTACAGGACTTCATGTCGGGCAAACGGATGTAACCTTGAACGAGATGTGGAAAGAAACCCCTAAAATAGTTAATCGTAGGATATAAACATGGAACATACATACCAAGATTGGTACAACTGCATAGCCCAGTACGAGCGTACTTATAAAGAATGGGAAGGCAGAGCCGATAAGATTGTCAAGCGTTACCGTGACGAATCTCGCAGTCGCAACAATCCTACTGCTAAGTTCAATATCCTATGGAGCAATGTTCAAACTATAACTCCTGCTGTATTCGCTAGACTTCCAAGACCTGATGTAAGCCGTAGATTCCGTGACAATGACCCTGTAGGGCGTGTCGCTTCTATGATGCTTGAAAGAGCATTGGAATATGAGATTGAACATTATGGTGACT